CTCTAATCTACTAGCAGGAACATTTAAACTTCTATAAAGTTTTGCTCTAAAGTATTCTATATCAGAAATTTCTCCAAGATTTTGTCCGCCTGGTAATGTAGTAATATCTGTACCTCTACCACCTTCTCTACTTGGTAACCAGAAATCTTCCAACATAGACATATAGTTTCTGTCATCTCTGATTTCACCAGTAGAAGCGTCATAGACAAGTTTGTTTCTGTATCTTGCCATAACATCTCGTAGGTATTGTTCAGCTTTTACTTTTGGTAAATTACCAACATCAATCTTAAATATTCTTCTTTCAGGCGCTCTAGCAATTCTGTAAATTACCGTTGCGTCTTCAATCATTCTTAACTGATTTACAGGTTTAATTGCCTTATGTAAATATGAAAGTATCATATTTTTATTTTGGTCAATCATTCCTGACGGACAGAATGCTATAGTATCTGGAGCAATCTTAATACCACCAGATGTTGTGCCCGCTACACCTTTTTCATTATACAAATAATACTCTTGAAAATCATCTATGATAGAAAGGCCGTGTGGCGTAGGACCGTCAGGTCTTTTCTTTCTAACTTCTCTTACTTTTTTAATTTTTCTAGGGTCAATGTATCTTAACTCTGTAATACCTTTTCTTGGTGATTCTCTATCAATCACTTTATGGTAATACATTCTGCCATCAACATACCATCTTCTAAATATGTCGTGACCTTTTGTATTAAAGTTCATCAACCTTAATACTTCTTGAAATTCGTCCTCTATCTTTTTCCTAACTTCACTACCAAAAGGGACATTATCCAATTTTAGACGAATAGCATCCTTTAATTCATTAGACACGACTGCTTCATTGACAATATCTTCTATCGCCATATCACATTCGGGGTGTAATGCTATTTCTCTGTATCTTCGGATTAAGTCTTGCTCTGTTTTGGCCTGACCTTCCATGTCAAGGTATTGACCAAAATAACCTCCAGCGGCGATGGTTTGTGTACCATCATCCGCTTGAGGTTGTGTAAAGCTTTGTTTTGGATCCGCCGTCTTTTTAAGACGAGTGATAGAAAATCCAAATAATTCAGCCATAATATTATTCCTTTGTATTTACTACAATATATTTATATACTATGTAGTAGTGTTACTTTCAAAGTATTGGTATCCAAATGTCACCTGGAATTCTTCAATGGTGTCATTGTTACCGTAGTCCA